TCAACCTGTTTGTTGTGTTTTCTTTAATATCTCTAACTTTTTCCATAACAACATCTTTTTGGAATGAAAGTTCATCAGGAGCAATTCCTGTCCAAAGTGTGAAGTGTTTTCTTTGGATAATTTTTGGGTTGTCTTCAAAGAATATTTGAAGAACGTTGTAACCTAAATTAAATGCGTGGTTACAAATTTTTGTTAGTACGGTTGTTTTACCAACACCTGTAGGTGCTAAGATTACACCCAATTCTCCTTTTGCCAATCCACCTTTCAATAAATTGTCAATACCGATAATTCCCATTGGAATTGGATGTCTATAATCTTCATCCAACACTTGGTCCAAATTTGTGAATACATCGTGTTCAGCTTCGTCAATTTCACCAACCTGAAGAGCTTTGTTAACCATTTCTTCTAATTGGTCATAACTTTCAAAGTCACCTTTGTCAATAATCTTTTGAGCTTTGGTCATTACTTTTTGAAGTTCTTGTTGTTTACAGAACTTAAGTGCCTTTTCAATTACGAATTGGTGACCCTCAAAACTTACATCACGAATTTGGGTTAATGTGTCAAGAACAATTTTTCTTGCACTTTCAGAACTAATCTCAGAACGAGTCAATTGGTCTAAAGTTTCAAAAGTAGGAACACTTTCGTACTTGACATAATACTCCTTAATCATTTGGGTAATGATTTTAAAGTATTGGTTATCAAAGTATTTTGAATCCAAAACATCAACAATCGCACGTGCGAATTCTTTGTTTAGAATAAGTTGATTGATTAGTTGAATTTGAAATGTGTTTCCTAAATATCCGAAATTTTTCTCGCTTGACATAACTGTTTTTACTTTGACGTGTTTTGATAAATACTATCAAGCAAGTTGATAATTCATATATTTTGTAGAAAAATTTTCACCTGAAAAAATGTCAGTCAACGACTTCAAAATGTTTTTTATCTCTGGTCGTATGTCTACGGTATATCTAGCCTTTGGTGGGTATACTTTGGCGTCAAAACCCCTATGACAAATTGTCTGTTCCCCCATCTTAATGTATAGGTAGAACCATTCAGGTCCATCAGTTTTTGACGTATTCATGACTGAAGAGTCATTCATAATCAACTCTGCGTTTTCTGCCATGTAGTCCAAACTTTTGTCTTTCAAATATCTTTCCATGTAGTCGGCAATGTTCTTCATGTAATCATGAAGTTCTAAACTGTGTTTTGCAGTTTCGTTGTACCCCTTAACATTGAAAAACCTTTGAACAACGATGTTGTCGTTGAGTTTAATTAAAAACTCCATTTTCGTTAAATCTTGTGTTTCTTTCATAATTAATTGTTGTTATTGTATCGTTTTTTTTCTTTTCTTGTTAGTTTCATAATTGGTTGAAGGAATTCTACCCACGCATCGTCTTGTTTTGGTAGGTACTTAAAGAATCCATCTTCAATCATCATTTTCATCAGATTCTTATATCCCCTACCGTCAGGGTCCATATCTTCTGAATAATAAAGTTCTACTTCTTTTTTTGCTTCTTCGGTCATTAAAGGATTTGACAAACTAACGATTTTTTCACGAATATCGTAGTATTCCTTTCCGTAGGTACCTGACTTGGTGGTACCTGATAATAAATTCTTGAGTGGCTTGATTGTGTCATCTATATCTAAAATTTCTTGTGCTCTTGTACAAATATAGTCAACATTTAATTCTCTTTCAATAACCTCAGGAAAATATTTAACTAATTTCTTTTCACCGAAGCTATAAATTCCTTCAATGTTATCTGACTTGTCGCCCAATAAAATTTTAACTAATTTCACATTTGATATAGGTACTTCAATTGTACCTAATTTAATCTTGTGTTTGTCTGTAACCCATTGTTTTACAATAGGTGAGTAGATGTGTACTTTTGGTGTGATAAGTTGTGTAAGGTCCTTATCTGAAGAAAGGATTGTTATTTTCTCATCCTCACTTATTTGTGTGTAATATGCAATTAAGTCATCACACTCGTGGTCGTCAATACCAATTTGTCTAATGAACATTTCTTCAAGATATTGTTTCAATCTTTCTTTTTGTCCATAATAAGATTCTTTCTTTTCTTCGTTCATTGTTAAACGACGGTTTTCCTTATATTCAGAAAACAGTAATTTTCTTTGGGACGAGTTATTATTCCCGTCCCAAAAAACTATTACCTTGTCGTAGTTGTATTCCGATAGGAATCTACGAAGAACATTAACAAAGTGGAAAATGCCTCCAATATGTTTTCCTTCATGGTAGAAATCTCTAACCCCATGAAATCCAATTTTGAATAAGTTGTCACCATCAACTATTAAAGTTTTAACCACTTGTTTATTGTTTAATCAATTTCTTTTTCTTCCTTCAAATCAAAATCACCGTCAGTACCAATAATTTCTTTCCAATATTCAGCATGTTCTGTTTTGTATTTTTCAATAGACACTTTTTCTTCCGCAGCCTCTTTACCCGCTAAAAATCCGTGTGGTGTTACAATAATCTTTCCATCTTCATAACCCAAACCATTAATGTGATTCTTCATAACAGATACTTTAGTTCTAATTGCAAACTTAACACTTCTCTTATCTTTTGTCGCAGTAATTTTGTTTGTTCCAGCTTCTTTTTGATTACCAAATAAAAATACCAAAGATGAGTTTAACCAAATCGCCTCACCACCTTTTGCTTTAATTTTTGGTTGCCCAAATGGATTATCGGGCAAACTCACCCATGGCTGGTTAACAATAACCAAAGTGTTTTCATATTTTGAATCAGATTTACGTGAGCCTGAAATACGTTGGTTAATACCCATACCAATCTTATCGGCAAGAACCGCAGCGTTGTGCTGTTTACCACCTTTACCATCGTAAGTCATTTTACAAGGAACTGAACCTACTGAATCCCACAAGAATAACAAACTGTAATCCAATTCACCTTTTTCTTGTGCGTCTAACAAACTATTGATATAATCCGTAATCTGTTCAATGTAATTAAAATTATTGTTGAATATGTAAAATCCATCCCAATCCGATTCACCAGTTTCTTCGTCAACAACTTCCTCACATTCAAAACCCATAATCTTTGCGTGTTCAAAAGACCATTTTTGTTCTGTGATAATAAACACTGGTAGAATACCTTTCTTTTGTGCATCAACAGCGGCTTTAACCAAAGCGGTTGTTTTTCCTGTGTCTGAGTGACCCAAGAACATATTTAAGTGTCCAATCGCAGGACCTGGAAGTCCAACCGCATCCAAGAAGTCAGAACCTAAATCAAAAAATCTTTGTGGTTTGTACTTAGCTGAAGTAGAGAATTTTTTCTTTACTGAGTTGAAATCATTTTTTTTAATAGCCATATATGATATAAATTAATCATGTGTGATACCGTAATGATACCACACATGATTTGTTTTAGTTTATTAGAATGGTAATTCCTCGTCAGGTGACATACCTGCTTGTGGGTCCACAGGTGTTCCACCGAATACTTCAGTAGCGTCATCACCGTAAACATATTTTTTAGCTTCTGAATCCCAACGTGGAACTTCGCCACGAGCAATTGCTTCTAAATACTCAACAGGTTTCTTAGAGTAAACATCGGACCAAGTTGTTAGGTCGTTTTTCCAAGAATCAGATTGTTCTGCATCTTCTGACAATTTACTTGGGTCATCATACATTACTGTTTGAATTGAAGTGTATTCTTTTCCTTTTGGTGTTTTTGATTTAACCAATTGGATAATCAAATCACGTCCTTCATTTGGGTCGGTCAAATTACCTTTAGCTCTCCAAATTGGAATGATTTTGTCCAAGATACCATCTTGTTTGTAGTTGTGTTTAAATCTCCAAAATTTTACACCATCTTCTTCATGGTCACGGTCAATAACCTTAACAATGTAAAATTTACGAGCTTTGTACTGTGCCGCCAAATCTTTGTCAGTTTGTTTGCCAGTTTTCATAAGTTCTTCGTAAACTTCTGTTAATGGTGAACGTCCGCCTTCATTTTTGTCGGGGTCGTAAAGTTTGTTGTAAGTACCGTTTACTTGGATTTCGTGGAACCATACCTCCTTGAAAGGAGATGAACCATCTGTAGTTGGTAGGATTCGGATTCTTCTTTGTCCTGAGTTTTCACCTTTAGGAAGAATAGCCGCGAAATAACGCTTCATTCTGTCTTCTTGTGACATCATTGGTTGGTCACCAAATGGTTTTGTGTTTTGTTCGTACTGCGCCAGAACGGCATCGAATGTTTTGTCTGTCATCATAATTGTATTTTTTATCTTTTAATGTAAGATAAATATAACACAATTTTTTCAGAAATCAAATTAGTTTTGTAAACCTTGGTCAAAAGATTTTCTAACACTAGACTTGTCGTAGTTTTCTACGTCATCAGGTGTTAAAATATATTGCTCCTTACCTTGTTGTTTCATTTGTGGTTCTTTTTCAGTAAAGAAATCAGATAACTTTTGACTATAAGGACCAGAATCTAAAGACCTTAATTGCATTTTTTCTTCAGCACTTTTTGGTCTGTATTGTTCAACTTTGTCTTCAATTGAATTAATCTTGTCAAAGATTGAATCCATCTGAGCTAGTTTACTTTCTAAGTCATTTAATTTAGACATCATTGAATTCATGTATTCTTCCTGCTTTGACTGCATGTCTTTTTGTGAAGTAACTAATTCTGTAATATCCAACTCTTCCGTACCACTATCATTTTTACCACCTTCAGAATCACCAGTTTCAATTTCTTCAACATCAGGGTCATTATTAATATCAATAGGTGCACCTGTTTCGGGAGCGTCTTCACCTTCAGGTGGCGTTGCACCACCTAATGTAGTATCATCGGGTGCTGGTGGTGGAGGTTCAGCAGCTGTTGGGTCTTCACCTGCTGGCGGAGGTAACGCAGCGTCTTGTTCAACAATATAACTATTGATTTGATTATATCTTTTTAACTCCTCTAATATTGTTTTTGAAACTTTGTTTTCCATGATTAACCGTTTAATAATGTTTTAACACCTTGTGGTGTTTCTACTCTTAATGTTTTATTTAATTTCATTGTGTTGTCCACTCTTTCAATTAAACCGTCTTTTAATCTTACAGTATAACAGTCACCAGTTTGTAAATCACAAACTTCTTTATATCCGTTACCCAAATCTTTTTCGGCAATTACAGTATCTTTCTGTAAGTAGTTGTCCAATAAATTTTTTAAATTACTCATATTGTTTTTTCTTAATAAATATAACGATTATTTAATTTAGTACAATTTTAATATTTTTGCTCTTTCATACGCCCACCCAATATTATTTTTCCATGTTTTTTCATAATTAGAATCTTTATTATAAGGTACTGTTAACGCACCTGATGTATACCAAGTATCATAAAATAACTTTATAATTGCTTCTTTTTTCTCATAATCGGTTTTAGCTTCATTAAAATAAGATTGTATTTTTACTTTGTAGATATCTCTAATAAAGTTTATATTTTCTTCAATTGTATTGAATGTCGCAAACGGTCTTGGAATATTTTCACCTGTAGTTAGACATCTATATTGTGTAATTAGTGATGCTGTTGCACCTGGTGGTGGAATATCTACAGTAACACCATATAAATTATTTTGATTATATTTTAATCTTGCGTTTTTATCAGTTGGGTTATCCATCAAATATAACATACAGAACATATAGGTCCTTAACAATGTATCACCACTAGTCGTTGAATTATTAATAAGTTTAACCAATTCAGTTTCAGTAATTGAACTTGCAATAAAATTACTACCTGAGATTACACCATATGTTGCATTAATATTTTCACTACAATCTTGTGTTGCAATATCTTTAGTTTGAGTAATAAATCCTTGATAAGGTGTTCTACCCGATAAAACATAATTTTTAGCTTCGTCACCAGTTAAATATTGATGTGAATTACTATTATAAGCAACCAAAGTATTACTAGTTACAAATTGTTTTACTTTATTTGATAATTTTTTAGAGAAGTCTTCGTTAACACTCGCCAAATCATCAGAAACTTTTGTATTTATAGTTGCAGAAACTCTCTGTCCATTAAATTCAGTGTTAAAACTACCAGTACTAATAGTATGTTTAACATTCCTAATTATATATGTTCCGTTGAACATTGGCATATGTCTTAACACAAAATACATTGTTGGTTGAATCATTACGTTACCTAATGTTTTAACAGTACTTGAATAAGAACGATTCTTATAAAAATCATACAATGCGGTTGTTTGTTGCATGGTTTTCTTACCTGAGCCTTGGTTACCCATGTCAATAGTGGTTTGAATTTGTTCTGATGATGTAACACCTTGTTCTTGGTTAATGTCAACAGATTTAAATACACTTTGATTTATAGTTCCAAAATCAACAACAAAACCTACCGCTTTGTTACTGTTATGTTGATTAACAGGTCCCTTTTCAACAATAGGGTTATTTGTTGGGTTACCCAAATCAAATGAATCACTCTTAAATGGGTAATTGTTGTCATTTTCTAACGATAATGTTTGTGATGGTCTATCAATATATTGACATAGGAATTTTGGTGCAGAATCAATATAATCAACATATGTAAATGTACTAAACACGTCATTAGCATTATTAAGTATTGATACATTTCTGTCTGTTGTTCTTAATGATGATTTACCGTAAAAATTAATATATGCCGGCATTACAAAGAAATTCATTCTGTTGTCAGCAATAATTTGTCTCACTAATGACATTACCGAATTTGATGAATTATCCCAATTACAAAATTTTCTAATAGTATCGGTATTAATAACTAACTCATCACCAATATCACGATTAGCTTTGTCAAAAAATAAAAACTCATCAAATAATAATCTTTCTTTAAAGTTTCTACCTGAAACCCACTTATCATTTACAGCTTTAAATAATTCCCATTGTTCAAGTTTTATTATATCACCATCTAATTTAGAATCAACATTTTGAGTTAACTCTTGTTTTTGTCCATTAATTGATGATGGTAGTTTTAATCTAAATTGTTGTTCAACCTTCTTACGTTTATCTTCGGCAAGATTTAAAATGTCACTAATATCAGATGCGAATGTTGTTGGATTATATGATGGATTTAATTTCTTTTGAGTTGCATATATCCTAATTAAAGGATATAATAATTGTATTGTTTCACCTGAAAAAGGAATTTCATTATCTCTAAAAAAATCATATACAGTAGATGTTTGTGTGTATTTAATACCATCAATAGTTGAAAATCCAACATACTCTTGTAACGCAACCCAAGCGTCAGGATGTGCGGCTTTTGATTCGTTAACTGTTTTACCACCTAAACTTGGTAGTGGATTTGGGTCATTACGATAAGAATTTACATACTGTCCACCATAGTTAAAAGGTTTACCCGCCGGCATAAATTGTGGATTTTTAGAAAAAATCCCAAATTGTTGTCTATCAAACTTTTTGGGGTTACCGTTTTTTAAATAAACGTTAATACCGACAAATGTCTTTAAAACGTCATTAATGTTTGTGGCTTGTAGGTTACCTAATTCATCATTACTAAAACCAGCGTTTGGTTTTAATATAAACATTTTCTTAAATAAATTTACAATATTGGCGTATGTTGTATCATCACCTTCAGGTGAGAATATTTGTGATTGTCCATTAACTTTACAAAATTCTTTAAACTCTGTTTCAAATAAATCTAATTGGTCTTTAGAGAAAACACCAAATAAATCTTCAATTGAACTGTAGATTGATGTTATATCAAAATCGGATTGGTTTTCGGTTGTTCCCGTTTTAACATATTTCAAATATTCTAAAGGTGTTGGTTTCTTAACTTTTGTATTATCAAACCAACCATAGTTTGGTGCATTCCAAAGAGTTTTAACACTTCCATTATACATTTCGTTTGATTGACCAATTTCCGAAACAGTAATTGGTGATAAATTACTTTCGGGTCTTAATTCGTAGTAAGATTGTTGGAATGGTTGTACGCCCGCTGAAGGAAATAAACAAACATATCCTTCATATTGTGGTCCAAAATAATTAAGATATTGTTGTGTTATGTTAAGATAGGAATAGTAACTTGATATTGGTCCATCAGGTTTACTAAGATTTGGTTTGGTTTGGTTAATAATTAATGTATCACCAAATAAAACAGTTGTATTATTTAAATTATATGTTAATGCACCATTGCTATTAACAAATAAATCGGTATCTGTAAAAATCTTATAAAAATTATTGATAACTTGTGGATAAAAACCACTTTTTATATTATCACCTAATAGTGTAAAATTTCTTTTTGCGGGGTTTCCTCCGTATTTAATATCATATGTTTTTGTTGCTGCTGATGTAATTGGGTCGTAATTTGTTTTGTAATCAAAGTCTTTCCAAATAGATGTTAATATATCAGTTGTACCCGAAGTTTCAACATATTTTTTATATCTATACCAAACTGAACCCATTTTTAATATCCACGCATATGGTAATTCATGTATTGCTGAAAACTTATTTAAATTGGCAAAAATATAATCAGTTCCCTTACCGTTAGTGCTGTCAATGTATTTTTCGTGTAGTGTTGAAAGTGGTAATGAATTCAATAATAAATAACCAAGTTTTGTATACTTATCATCACCTGTCGCACTACCTGATTCAACAATCGCGTTAATAAAATACGGTGTATTTAATAAACTTGTTGTTTGAGTATATGTTAAATTGTTGTCCGTTGTGTATGTCAAACTTCCCTCAGTATAAAACTTTTGGGGGTTATTTTCATATCTTTTACTATAAAAATCATTAATAAATTGATGTGTTGTTGAAGTTTCTAAATAACCAATAGTGCTTGTTTGGTTTCTAGTTAATGGTGTGATTTTTGGTCCTGAAAAATTATCAATTACTAATTTTTTATCATTAAAACCATAACTATTAACTGTTATATATCTGTTATCTTTATCAGGTGAACCTTGCATTTTATTTGCAAAATCATCAACCCTGAATGGATAGGTGTCAAAAAGTGTTGTACTATTTGTGGTATTAGAACTTATTGCGGTTTTAATATTATCTAAACTTGTAAGTTTTGACGGATTAGTTGATGAAGCATTAAAAATTTTAGGACTCAGTAGTTGAAAACTATTATTAACTTGTTCCTTGATATAAGGTGTAACAAAATTTTGAGAAATAAATGTGTTCCATAACTCACCCACTTGGTTTTCACCAGATGTTGTTTTTAAATAATCATACAAGGTTGTACTTGGTAGTGTGTTAGAAATAATATTTTTTAAATCACCAATTGGTTGTGATTGAACTACGTTATTAACTTCAAGGTCAGATGCCGTGTAAACTAAATCTTGTGTTATACCACTAATATAATACAATCCCGAATAAAAAACATTTAGATATAATCTTTCATACATTTCGTACGAATAATTCACAGATGAATTATTTTGTTGGTTATATACATTTGTTTTAAATGGTATTTCAATAGCATGTTCGGGTGTGTATTTTACAATTAAATTAGTATTTGGTTTAACATCTGTTGTAAACTTTCGGTCTTTTTCTAAAACCCCTTTAAGATATTCTTCAACAAATTCAACTTCAGGCCAAATAACAGGATTATACGCCTGTGTTGACTCACTGGTTGCTTTTGAACCAGGGTATGTTACTTCATATTCTACTTTACCCGATGTTTCTTTTTTCTGAACAAATTGCGGCCATGGGTATACAAAATAATTTGAATTTTTAGTTGTAGTAGTTTGTATAACATTTTTACCTTCTTGTGATGGGTTGGTGGTCAATATTGATTTTAATCTTGCTGTATTTTCTCTTTGATTCCAAGCGTTTGTATGAACATCATCCATTAATTGGTAAAAAGCGTCTACAGATGCCATAATAGCACCAATAACATTTCTTACGGTTGGTCTAAATTGTAAATTTACACTTCCACTTGTTTTTACTTTATCTTTTAAAACTTGATTAAGTCGTTCAGATTCTTGTTTGTATTTTTGAATTATTTGACCGTTAATATTTTTAATGGTTTCAATCTCCTTGTCTAATGTGTAATAATATATATTACCAATTGTAACATCTATCTTATCTTTTGGGTCAATTGTAAGTAATGTTCCATTGTTTCTTAATTCATTTTCTAAGTCTAATTTAAACTTAATAAAATCAACATCAGTATTTGGATTTGTTATTTGCTTTCCTCTTTGTTTGAAATACGTATCTTGAAAATTTATATCGTCCACACTAAATTTTTCTTTAAAGAAATTAACATTAAAGGCTTTTTTGTCTACTGTGATACTTTTACAAAGTTCTGTTGGTACTGAATTAAATTCTTTTTCTCCAACATCAAGTATTGAGGTTAATTGTGTTTCAACTTTTCCCGATAAATCAACATTACTTTGTATTGTTACACCTTTTAAACCATTTGTAAGTTGTTTTAATGGGTATAACTTAATGTTGTTAAATGAATTATTTAAAACCAAAACTTTATTTGATTCTAAATTTGTTTCACCCCATTCAACAATTGTATTGCTAAATCTATCTAACGATTGTTTATATCTTTCAAGAGCAACAATATTGGTAAAATCAAGTTTATTAAATTCATCATTTAAAAACTCAGTGTATTTTGTCAGTTTAATTGACATCTCATTTAAGGTTAACACTGGTACGTTCTTATCTATTAATCCTCTCCTTTTATATTCTTCAAATACTTGTTTTATTTTTGAATAACCTTTGGATGTTGGGTCCACAGTTACCTCAGTAGTAACACCAGTTCCATTTTGTTGTACGGATGCGGTTGCTGAGTTGGTTGTATTAACCGTTGGTACATTTGGAATACTGTATTGATTATACATGTGTGGTAACGCGAACAAATATCCTAAACGAATATCATCTAACATCGCACTTGTTCTAGCAATAAACTTTAAATTAACAACATAGTTACCTGTTGATGCTTCAAACGAAGCTTGGAAGTTTAATAACATTAATTCATACTTAATTGCTTTTCCGTAGAATCCTTTTAAAACTAATTCAAAAAGTGGATATGGATAATATAAAAATACAGAATACGGTGAATTACCACCAGTTTGAAACAAACTTCTACCTTGTACGTCAACTAATGTCATTGTAACGGTAGGTACACCGTTAAACTTAATATCAACATTAATGTCTCTAATACCTAAAGTTTGTGTGTCAACAAAATTTGTTTGTTGTGGGTTTTGTCCATTATTAAATTTAATTTGATTAATACCTTGTCCTTGAGTACTTCCAGCACCTGTAAACTCATCGGTATAACTTGTGTCAAAAGTATTTTTATCTGTTGGTTTTAAAAAATTAATAGAAGCAATTGTTGTATTATTTACACTAGATTCTAAATCTTGACCAACGGCTAATTTTGTTCTTGGTACCGACTTAGCAATTAAGTTGGCGTACATAACTAAATTCTCTTGTTTAATTACACGGTCTTTTTTAACACCATTAGAACCCCTAACTGAGTTTGGGTCAATTAAAACAATATTGGAAATTTCATCATAATATATGTTTTCACTACCACCAAAATTATCTGCCATAGTAATAGAATCTTGTTTGTACAGCATTATTATAATCCTGAAGTGAACTAACTAAAGGATATGGAACCACAATAATTGAATTATCAGGAATGTCCCACTCTAAACTACCATATTCTTGGTTTGCTTGTAAAATTAACCAATTAAAAAATGGTGTACCATAATATTCTTGGCTGATTTTATCTAATCTACTAACGCCCGCTCTAAAGACATATTTAATGTCAGTACTCTTTCTTGGTAAATTTAAACCAGGAACGACGGTCTGTTCACCGTTTAATAAAAATTGTCCGTATCTATTATAGTAATCCATTAGAATGTTACTTTACCATTAAATGTATCTTTACTAGGGTCACTGTTTTGTCCAGTATAAAGGTCTTTTAATTTTTTTATATTTTGTTCGGTTGGTGATGTGTTTAAAGTTAAACCAGCCGTTCTTTTATCCTGAAGATATTTTTTATAATCACCAGGTATATATTTTTTACTTTTAATGTAATTCTTATTAAACGTTGAAAATGTATTACTAATCTCTTTTTTCTCTTTGTCCGCTGGTGTCTTGTAGTTTTTTAATAAACTTTCTTTAATGTCTTTTGTTATTTTTTCATTATTAAATGGTTTTAATAATTTTAATTCAAAATCACTATAGTTGTTTGTTAATTGGGACCCGAACACCAAGAAGAATCTTTTATCTGCTAAGTTATCCGAAAAACTACCGCCAGGTAAATTATAAGTTTGTTCACTATTATATATTGTTCCCGCGCTTATCGCTATAATTCCACTGTTTTCTAAATCAGAATTAAAATTATTAATTAAAGTTGCATATGTACTCATTACGGTATTAATATTAGTTACAGTATTTGCACTATTATTTGTATAAATTTGTGGAACTCCTTTAGTATCAATATAACCATCAACACTATTAACTATATAGTTTAACTTATCTATATTTCTCGCCATTTTTAACTCATCGTTGGTTAAATCAGTATTTGCACTGTTTAAGTTATTGGTAAACGTTGCTTTGGCTTCGTTGGTTAATTCAATTAGTCGGGTTTTTAAAACATTTTGTAGTAATATGGTATTACCTTTATCTTTAATGTTTTTTTGTATAGTTAACGAACCATCGTTAATATTAGATAATAAATCATTAAATAGTTTATCTATTAGATTTTCAGAACTTGGTTTTACAACTGCAGTTGATTTACCAAAAATTGTAACCCCTGTTGACGATATTAATCCTGATTTATAATCTCTTTCTTTTGTGAACAATTTTAATATACCACTATTATATTGTTCACTTACTTGTTTTAACTTGTCATATTCACCTTGTGTAAAATTATTAAAACTTTCAATAAAATCATTTACAAGATTTTTATATGCAACATTTACCGATGTTCCACTATCTTGAAACTTTCCTTCAACAGACCCTATTGTTGTTCCACCTTCATTTTGATAGTTTGAATTTGTATTTTTAGATGTGTCACCAGTCGCTTCAGTCTTTTCAATAAACTCTTTATTGTATCCAGAAACTGTTAAAGAATCTGTGGCTCTTTCATCATACATTTCAGTATTACCAAAGAAATTAAACGACAAGGCATTTTGTAATTCATCAATAGGACCCTTCAATCCTTGACCACCAATAAATTTGAAACCCATAGTTACACTCACAATCATTGGTTGTACACCAATACCTTCGGGATTTAAATCAAATTTACCATCTTCATATGAAAAATTACAACTATCAATTACAACTTTTGAGTGGTAAAAATCCCCCACCCTTAAAATACAAATTGGTGGTGCACCAAACGCAGTATTTCTTGCGTCAGTATCAACTAAATTACCGCCAGGTTGTTTAGTTGGAATTGTGTCACCAGGTCTTGTACATTGTAATAAAAAAGTTAATCTTTCGTTCAATCCTTCAGGTGTCATTGAGTGAAACGCTGGATGAAAATATTTTAATTTTTCTTTTAACGAATCGTAAACAAAAGGATTACTTTCTTTCATAAACGTAAAGTAATCGGCTTCACTTAATAGTTTTCTAATAACTTTTTTGCTAATTGACTCTTGTGTTGGTGCGCTTGAGTTGTTACTACTATTTCCGTTTTGTTTTTGTGTTTCAGACAATAATTTATCTACGGCTGTGATAGCTCCTGTTGCAACACCCCCATTTGGATTATTTAGGTTTGGTAATGGTATTTCAATAATATCCTCAATAATAACTCTTCTACATCCAACGGGACCTACAGCGTAATATTGTGTTGTTGCACTATTACAAGTATAGTTCTGTGGTTGGATTGTTTCATCATCAGCACCATTAGACTTTGCAATCTTAACTCTTTTATCATTATTAAGCAATGTCTTTAATGTGTCTTCAATACAAGTATTTCTTTCGGATTTAACATTAGTACCTTCGTTTGAGCAACTTGTTGAACGTAATCTAATTTCAATTGTTACATTGGCGTTTGATGATAACAATGTTTTAATACTTTCAACAAAAGTGGTAATCGCATTTTTTGAAGATGAAATTAATGTTTGTTGTACAGGATTAATTTGACTAAAGTTTGTACTTCCCGTATAAAGAATAATATCGTTTAAGTAGTTTGTTCCACCGCCATTATTATAATCAAAATAAAACTGTGTTGACTTATATGAGTTTAACTGTGGTGTATATACTTGTTGTCCAACATTTGAATTTGAACTTAGTGAACCACCCGCAGCGTCTCCACCAATATTTAAAGATTGATTAATTGTATCTTTAATCTTTTCAGGGTTACTTGAGCCATTAATTATTTTTTGAATTTGTGTTAATTCTGTAGTTGAAAAGTTGTTATATCTTTTTGATAATTCATAGATATCAAATTTTGTAAGTCCAGCAAAGAATGAATCAATGACTTGGTCGGCGATTTGACTTGACGCAGTGTTAGTTAAAACTTTGTTTACCAATAAATTCATAACTGAAGGGTGGTCAACAACAACTTTAAAACCCAAAGTACCGCTTCTACTTGTGTTTTTATAAGTATAGATGTCTTCAGGTCTTCCCAAGAAAGTATTTGATTCCCATTGAACTGAGTTACTTTCTGAGAAAGTTAAATCATATGGTGGGAACCACATAACTCTACCACCGTTTGGTCCTTTTTCAGATTCAGGTAAATCGGTGTATCTATAACCAGGTCTTCTTGATGTTCTCCACGCAAGATTTTCTAACGATAACATATACTTCTTAACTTGTCCCCCTTGCAAAGTTGTAGATTCGGGACCTGATGTTGGATACATGTTTAAGTTGTATGTTGAATCTAAAATAGAATAAGGGTGTTTTCTAATATTGCCATCACTTTTAACCAACTTTTGGTTATCGTAATATGGAATATCTTTTGCAAAAACCCTACCGTATTCTTCACCTTTAAAGATACCGTTGTTGTCCGTGTATCGGATTACCCTTGAACCTTTTGTTATCTCCTTATATCCGTCGTTAAACACCTTAGACACTTGGTCA